ATCCTTGGGGGCCGTCGCTGGCCTCTGCTGCGGGTGATAGGGCTTGTGAGATATCTTATAAGACGTCTCATAAGCTAAGGGTTGAACTCCCTCCTTCGCCACTAAGCTAGGCAACCATGCTCTAGCCCGGCCCGTGGTCCACACCACGAAGGAGTGCCGTAATGGCAAAAACTACCCTTACTCTCGCGACTGCTACCAAGCTGGTTTCCGACTTCCAAAATCACCTTAACGCGACGAACGCCGCGAACGCGGTAAGTCGAACGGCTTTGGCAATCGCCAGCCGAACGCAACTCTATGAGGTGTTGGCCGATGCCTACGGCAAGAGCCTCACCCTCGTGAGTGATAAGACGCTCCTTGGTCAGGTATGCGCGCACTATAAGTCCGCTGCTCCTGCTGAAGGCGAAAACCCCCACAGCGCAGTTGTCCGTATGATGTGGCGCAAGAAGGACCCGGCTACCAAGATGATGGTACCCGACCGGAGCGCGTGGAAATACGGCAAGGGCTTCCGTGCGGCTGAAAAGCTTGGTTGGACGGGGAGCAATTTCGCTGCGAACATCGCCGCTTACAGCCTGACGGTGCAGAAGGGTGGCATTGACAAGGTACTCAAGGGTCATGCGGCGCTTGAGGCTTACGACACGCAGGAATTCGGCAATCCCGAAGCGCAGCGCAGCAAGAACGAAGTCAGGGCAGCTATCGCCTGGATGGCCAAGGCGCAGCCGTCGCTTGGCAATTTCCAAGCCGATCTGACGGAAGGCGCGCAGGACAGGCAGTTGGCGAACGTCGTCGTTCAGTATGACGCTGCGACGAGTTCGTGGCATGTTCGCGGTGTCACCCAGTCGGACCCTGATCGCGCGTGGGCAGGGATCGCCCAGCCAACGCTCAAGGCGTTCGATAACTGGCTAAAGGAGATGGCCGTCAAAAAGGCTGTTGCTGACCTAGGCAATCTGCCGCCTGAGGGCGACGAGTTGTTCGAGGCTCTTGCGGGTCACAACAGCGAAATGGACCGTGCCAATGCCAAGGCAACGTTCACCAAGCATCTCGTTGGCTACACCCGTGACGGTGATTTCGCATGGCCTTCGGCCCGCCGCGAGACCACGCCCATCACTTCAAGTGATGACGACGCCAGCGCCGCCGCGTGAACATGGTAGGGGAGAGCTTCGCGCTCTCCCCTTTGGGAGTTTCAACGATGTATAGTGATGCAGAACGCGCGGCTTTTGCCGCGCTGCTCGTCCGTGCGCGAGCCAATGAAATCATAACTGAAGACGAGGTCCAGGGCGTCCTGCCACCCGATCTATTCGCACGTTTCGTTGCGCTTACGATCAATCGCGAAAACGAGGTTATCGCAAAATACGATGACGAGGTTTGGGCGAACTGGAAATCTGACCCCGAGGAAGTCAGGAACTACAAGAACCAACTGCACTTGAGCAAAAAGTCCTACCGTGCCGCTCCAAAAGAGCTGGATAAGCTTATGGCCAAGAACGGTGCTGAGAACCTGCTTAATCGACAACTTAGCATCTTGGTTCAGCAGAAGTCCATCATGTGGGACTTGTACGACAAACTGTCCTACGATGGAAAGCTTTGGACGAAGCAAGACAGCGCAGAAAATGGCTGGCCACCTGAGCTTGTAACGGAGCCGCCTATGAAGGTGGTCTTTCCGGGTATGGAGTTGCCAACCGCATACGCGCTTCGACGGCTGCTGTCCCTAGAACTGGGCGAGGAGTGATGCTGGGCAAGGACCTGAGGAAGCCCCGGCGCGAACGTACTGCGCGCGAACCCAGCCGGTCGTCAGGCCGCGCTTGTTCGTCAGGAAGGTATAGCGGTCATTCGAAGTCTGAATGATATTTGCTTCCGAACGGATCGGACTGATTGTGCGGAGGTCGGCGCGGATGCCAGCTTCGACAGTCTTGGGGACTAGAAAGCCGCCAGTGGTGTCGTTGGTGACGAGGGCCTTGGCTTCTAGCTCTGCTTCGTAACGGTCGCCCTTGCGCGCCCACTTGTCCCATACGGACTTGTATTCCTCGTCGGCAGCTTGTGCGTCGCTAGCGCCAATGCGGTTCGACTTCTTCGCTACGTCGGCGACAGATGCCTGAAGGGCACCCAGATCGGCATTCAGCTTTTCCAGCTTGTCGGTCGTTACGTAGTCTGCGCTGCCCTTGCGCTCAATCTGGGCAATCCGGTCGTCGTTGGTGTTCTTGAACTCCTCGAATGCCGTTGCCAGCTTCGAGATTTCGTTGAGATCGGCCATTAGGGGCTCCTTTGTCTCGGTTGTTTTCAGTAAACCTCGACTCCAGAATCCCTCCGTGCTTGGTTGTGCTTTTACTTATCAGTCGCGTGTCAGGCGGAGCGCATCATGGCTGCTAAATTGTCAATCGCTGCGGATGTTGCTTTCTGCTCCGCTACTTCCGATTTGCTTTCGAATTGACTTGCGACTGCGATGCTCTGGCTTTTTGACAGGCCAAATTCGCGTAGAAGCTGTTCCAAATCGCGGACACTCATTTCCTCGCCCATGCTCTTCACGGCTTGAACGCGCGCTTTGACGTTCGCCGGCAGCGTGACGACGCTGACCTCCACGAGATCGACTTCTTTGAGCGTGCGGCGTGGGTCTTCGGGTTTGGCTCGCATATCAAAGGACACGGGGCGGAAACCGATCGACAATCCATTGAGTGCGCCGGCTTTGAGCGCAACGTAGGTGTCGCGGCCCATGGTGGTATCCAGCAGCTCACCAGCTACCTTGAGGCCGTAACCGTCCTCGCTCATGTCCGTCCAACGACCGATCGGCAGGGAGCCAAACACGTCGTGGTTCAAGAACATCAACGGCGCGGTGCCATCGGTCAGGTGGCTGGCGAGGCTTTTCGCGAACGCACCTGGGGCGATGACATCGCCATAACTGTCCACGTTGCCGAAGACTGCGCCGTAACCTGAGAAGGTCATCTTGCCGTCATCATCGTTAACGCTGTCGAATTTGCATTCCAGGCGTGCGACCGCCCTTTGTTCAATGGGGATCACTTTGCTACCTCGTTATCGTCGGGTTGTGGGGAAGGGGCCGGGTTGGGCGTTTGATTGTTGCCGCCGAAAATGTTGGCTGCGCCGGTGAGCTTGTCGGCCTCAGGGTCCGTGCTGCGTGGCATATCTTCCTTGGCGCGGATCTCGTTTGCGGTCATCGCGCCAATGGTTTTCATCGTCTGGTAGTAGGAAGCGCGGTCCTCATGGCTGGCACGCAACAGCGCGTTGGCGTTGAGCTTGATCGAATAGCCGTCGAGCAATTCCTGGCGGGTCAGCAGTGAGACTTCCGCACTTTGCTCGAACCGTTCGTACCAGGGCATCAGCGTATGGGTCAGATGGGCGAGAAACATTTGCTCAACGCTGGCGTAGCTGGTCGCGCCGCTCTGCATGACCATGATGGGCAGCACGCGGAAGAAGCGGCAAATCTCTTCGATCAGGAACTTGCGGTTCTCGATCCACTGGGCTTCGTTGGCCGTGCCCGACACGGGCGTGAACTCCAGGTCGAACGGCAGCATGACGGTCTTGTGGGCATTCTCGGTGCCTTGATGCTGCGCGGCCCAGAGGGTTTTGATCTCGTTGCGCTGCTCGGGCGTGAGGGCCTGAGCGCCAGTACGGGTGGTCAGCAATCCGCCTGGACGCGCGCCATTCTCAAACAACTTGCTGCCGAACCGCTCGGTGGCCTGCGCCAAGCCAATGGTCTTGCAGGCCATTTGCACTGCATCGAGACCCTGGAACCCGTTCCAGCTCGGACCCTTGATGTGCCAGATGTCGTCAGCGGGGATGGACTTCGGCCCCTTGCCGTCGAGCGTGACCTTGTACGTTAGATCGAATGTGTCGTTCTGTTCGACGGTGACCACCGATGGGTCAAAGGCATAAAGCTCAACGACCTTGCCGTTGACCTTATTCTTGAAAATGTAAGCGTTGTTTTTAAGCGCGAGGTGGATGCCGATCTGCTCGCGAAACTCGAAGCTGGTCTGCCAGTCATTGGGGCGTCGGTTGAGCAGATAATAAAGCGCATGATCGCGCGCCTCGGTTGGCGATCCATAGCCGTCTTCCTTGAAGACCTTGCAAGGAACCTGGGCCAAGCCCTCGGCAATTACCCTCGCGCAACACAGGACCGCGCTGGTTTGGATCGCCGTCCG